CTCTAACAAGGACCGCTAGTGGCATAGATCGTTGCCCGCCGAGGATTACTCCTCTGGCGTAGCGACCCATGTCTTCCTAAGTTGGATGACATTCCTTACCAAGTAGCCCGCTTCCCATTTAACTTCTGGGGAGGGGGTCTCTAACAGATACTGATAGAGGTCTTGGTAGGACCACCGCCTCTTCTTCAACTCTATAGTTTGTAAGGTAAGCAAACGTGCTTTCCTGACGTGATGGCTTTTACACCATCGCACCTTAGAGTTTGTCAAGTAACCTTGACAATATGAGAAGAAGCGGAAACCATCCCCGTCTTCCTGAGTGATGATGGTCTTATCCCGAATGTTATCAGGGACAGAGTCCATCATCCACTTAGAAAGGCGCCAGAGTCCAGATTTATGGGCGTTGTTTGAAACAGCGATCCATGAGTCTATCTCTTCTGGCTTGGGTTTGGTACCTAGTGTCCAGGCTGAAATGTAACAAGGAGTTACGTCGTAACCCTTGTATCCATCAAGTCCGCAAGATTCGCGGAAGTGGCCTGAGTCGTGCGTCTTAGACGCATTAACTTTGAGTTGGATTGATTCCAACAAAAGCACTAGGATTTGTACTGCAGATTTGGGAATGATGATATCATCCCCAAATACCCGGACATTCCCTGCTACCTTGAGGATATTCCTCGAGCTAGGGTACAGATTTTGGTCGAAGAGGACAGCAGATATTGCTAGTCCTGCATAAACCATAGACTGTACAGGGAAAGTCACCGCAGAACCCTGGGCTGCAAACTTCTTGATATGAAGATTCATATCAGGATCTGATCCAGTAGCATCAACGATGCTTCTGGTACGGCATGCATGAAGTGCTCTCAAGAGGCTTTGGTTTGACCCAAAGGCTCTCTCAACAGCCCAACATGACAGCCTGTCAGACGCGGACGATAAATCGACCGTGGCGTGCGTTCCAGTTCGTGAAGACTCACGTACCATCTCTTGAGAAAGAGATTGGTCCGTGAAATCAACACATCTGCGGAGGGTGCGCGTCATATTGGCGCGCAGCCACCTCATCACTCCTTGTTGTAAGAACTGATGAGATACTGGCTCCGATGCGATGATTCTTGGTCCCTTAAAGGTCTTCGGCACAGCTATTAAGCGTGCTGGAGGTTCCTCACGAGAGATCTCGATATCAAAGCCCTCAATGCCTTCCTTGTGGTACATAAAGTATTCACTTGGGAAGGTGCCTTCTAATTTAGAAGGCCAGTGGACGAATTGGTATTTGTCCATTCCTGTCTTGAGGTCGGAGACAGCTCCGGGTCCATGTTTTGGAATGATGGAATAGTAATCCATCTCTGACATTGGTACAATTGACCCGAATACGCGGTCAACAATCCCCCATAGATTTCTAGATCGTGGATGTATATCTTGAACAGAAATACTATCCCGAAAAGAAAACCTACGAGGTAACCAAGTGTCAGACCCCCAAGAACCATCAGGTTCCTGGAGGAGCTCCTCGATCCTTTTAAAGTCATCAATAGCCTCAACTACTTTTTCGTTGGGACAATCGAGCTTTACCTTCTTGTACATGTACAACACCTGTCTGGTGTAGGACACAACAAGAGGGTCTGGATCCATGAGCATTCCATGTTCATCGAAGGTAAGTCGGAACAATGACTGGTATAACCAGCCATCTTCGTGACCAAAGTCACGTCCGATACTACCCTTATGAAATCGGCCTAGTGATAGGCCTTTGTCATAAGCCTTACCAAGATCTGGGAGATCAACCAAAAGATAGTTGATCCCCCTCGTCATGATAAGGTTCTGTACTTTTCGACGAAAAGTG